CTCAAATAATAATTGAAGAAATCCATATGGATGCTGAAATGAATTTGTTAAGCGATCTTGAGGTAGAATTGTTGAGACGTGAATACGTTTTTGCCTGCGACAATGTAAATGATTTGTTCATCTGCGACCGCATGATGATTCCAAAAACAGGAAAAGATTAAAGTCAAATGGCTCGCAAGATTAAGACACTTGGAGACGACAAGACTATTATATCCATTACGGATATCATAGAACAAAAGGTTAGGAAAGAATCAGAGTTAAGGGCATTCGAAGCACAACTGAAAGACTTACTCAGTAAGAAGTTTTTCTTAGAGAAAGAGATACAGATACATGAATTTATTATTCAAGCTGTACGTGATGAGATAACACCTCAAGCATTCATTCAAGGTCTCATAAGAGCCGAATTGAAAGACGAATAGGTGGGAGATCCGAAAACTCCCGTGCAGGTGAGACATGAATAAAAACTAAATTGTCTCCAGAACGATTCATAAGTTTCAAATAATTTTAATAACGACGTTTACCCAACATACATCTTTTGGTAGTTGTTATTTAATATTTCATCTCTATGTTGTTCTATCCCCGCAATCTCGGTTTTGAAGAAGTTCTAAACCCATTAAGAAGGACACTGTATCAATGTACTTGTTAATGGAGTTAGATAACTTCCTGTTTTCTTCGATTCTTTTTTCTTGTCTTTTTCGACACGAGATCTAAACATCGGCGTCCTTACGGCATGCAGAAGTTTATTTCTTATCACTGCTTTTTTCTTCATTACATTTCTCCAAAAATAAAAGATAGCAACTGCTGTTGAGCAGTTGCTTATCTTGGGATGTAACTACTCCGAATGTTCGGGAACTACTCCGAAATCGGGTTGTCCAAAGTTTCTGTGACAGGTGCTACTTCCTCTGCTACTTCATTTGGCGAAACGAGGTTCGTCATAAAGTCCGTTGGAAACATTCCACAACCTGCTAAAAACATAGCAATTACACCAATTAAAAAATACTTCTTCATTTCATTTCCTTCTCGTTTAAAATTAGATGACTGTATTTGCACACACCACAGTCAAGATGCTAAAAGGCAGGAGTAACCAAATTATTGGTAACATGAGCGCCCGTGCGGTAAAACATTATCTAGAACTGTCCCTACTATTTACTTGAAGTAGAAGTGAACAATTTGTAAATCACTGCGGCAGCAAGAATTCCAACAAGACCTTCTCCACCTAGTGTAGCAATAATTCCCGTGATTGTACCGATGATATCACCACCTAAGAAAGGCACACCACCTCCAAATATAATTTGAAGTACGATTGTTAGCGCAATTAACGCAACACCTGTTGATGTGGCTGACTTAATCCAACCATTTACTTTATCTAGCATTTATTTCTCCTATAACATTTAACAAATTAGTTTGACATCGTTGCGGATGCGGTAGTTTATTAGAGGGAATCTCATCCCATTTCTACCTCAGAAACGTCCTTTTTCAGTAACGTTAAATTTATTTATACCATTAATTTCAACTTTTCAATCAATTTTTTCATCTCAGTTGAATAAATATTTAACCCATATTTGTCGTAAATTCTAATCAACGACTCATAAAACCAGAACTGATGGTCACGTGGACTGTTAAACATCGACCACGCATCGTCACCTAATTCCATAATATCTTCATATGTACAACGAAGGTTGTGGAGTTTATCGGCTGCAGACACTACAACGGCATCGTATGGTGCTTCTTCTAGACGTTCTACATAACGTTCTTTTCGCACCTTCCAAGGTAGACTTTTGTCTGACTCACTAACAAAATCAACTAGAAGACCGACAGTAGTACCATATCTTCGCGATATATCCCTCAAGGTATACCCCTCACAGTCCTCAACAATATCATGTAAAACGGACGCCAGTTGCGCCTCAATTGAACCACCCTTCTCCCTACAAATCTCCATTACGGCAATGGGATGAGTGATATATGGGATGTTTTTACCACCCTTTCGGAACTGGCCAGAGTGTGCCTTCGTGGCATATTCTGTAGCATCCATAATCATCTCAGTCGTTCTCATCTAAAATCTTCCCCATATAACATATATTATACCCTATTTTGCTCCAAAAGTAAAGCGTTTTTTTGACTAATTTAACAAACTTTTTAGGTCATCTGCCAGAATAATACCTGCAAAAAGTTGTGGATTTTCACCTTTCTTTTCAATTAAAGTGGATGGTACACTGCGAACTCCATACTTTTGGGCGTGCAAATGTCCTTCTTCAGTGTCAATATCTAACGATTTCACATTCCAATCTTCTTCAAATTCACTCGTTGTAGATTCAAAAATCGGAGCATATACATGACAGGGTTGACACCATGTGGCAGTAAATCTCGTGATAGTGTTGAACTTCATTTTAATAACCTTCGGTTCAATCTTCTTCACCTTTAATTGATTAATGTCATTACTCATTCTTCCAAGTCCTCTGGTTTGATAGTCTGATGTCTAATCTTTCTATTCATAATCTTTTTTAAAAACTTTCCTGTTCCAGTTCTCCAATTGTGATGTCTGTGCCATTTTTTACTTGTCCAATCTCTCAACTTACCTTTAATATTTTTCATGTAATGTCCTTCCATTTTCCAATAGGGCATTTCGCCCATTTCAATGCAGGTTTGAGTTCTAACGAACACATACACAACCCACAATACTTTGTCCACTCCTTACCATTAATGGTCTTCATGTTCTCACACGAATTACAAATCTCTAAACGTTTTTCTTTTAACTTTTGTCTTTCTGAAATATCTTCAGATGTAATGACAACGTCCCATGAAGAACCTTCATCTTCACATTCTTGTGTTACCTTTTCGGTCATGGTTTACATTTCACTGTCGAGCATACAATGACCATCAGGCATTAAATGAAATCCTTTTGGACAGACAATCTGCGACTGTGTTGCATGTTCAACCAAACTGAATAGGTTGTACGTGAAGTACAACCCCAATAAAATTATAATTAACAAAATTATCTTTTTCATATTCGCTCCTAAAAGTCACAGGCATGTGACATCACCCATGACTCCTTCATGCGTTCATTATATACTTTACGAACATGATCAGCAGTCCAAGTATGTGTAATCTTCTCAGGCAACTTAATAAAACGTTGGTCTGCATTACTCCATTCTTGTGTTGTATATGTGTACCATGGTCCAGTACCTTTAATTTTGTCTATAAGACCATCCGTACCTTTTTGGTAAATACAAAGATATCTACCTTTCTGCACGAAATCAACTAAATCGTCCCAACGTGCTTCTAACCTATTTTCTGTTAGCGTTGGAGGTATGTCATAGTCCACTTTAATGTCAATCCATTCCTTAGAATCTTTCAACGATGATGTTATTTCAATCCATTCAACATCTTCAAATGATGGAACATCTTTACCAATGAACCAATCTTTTGGATTGTCGTTAGCGACGTTACCTGCGATGATTGAACTACCCTTCGCAATGACATAACCTCTGTAGTTATATCCTTGTGGTATTCCTTTAATTTTTTTAGCTGTTGCCATTTTTATATTACTCCTTTTTTTATAATGTTAATAATCTTTCACGTGTCCAATGTGTAAAAACCCAAACACTGTCTAGACTACACGTAAGTCCGACATGGTAATCATCTAAGACAACGTCTAAGACAACTCCCTCATCCTGCAAGCGTTGAACTTCACTCAATCGAACGCCACTTTGTTGGAGTATTGAACGAACAGTTTCTCTTCTGTCTTCATCACCATCAAAACCTATATGAAAAGTATCTTGACGTTCATCTCCTTCAACCGTTTCAGACCATGTTGAGTCTGAACGTCCAACCAATCTATATATTAAATCTGTAACTACCATCTTAATATCTCCCTAAAAGAATGTGAATACCTAAATTTCCTAACATCACTAACAAAAACACAATTTCACTTTCCATTTTTAACTCCTTTTTATCAATTTATAGTACCTATTATACTCTATTTTTGGAGTTGTGGAGACATATTTTCGAAAGAAATTCTATATTAATGTATAGATATTCTATATTAAGTACATAAAACCAGCATTTTTTCAACAATTTCGTCCGTATCATCCGAATCATGATGGTTCATATCAGTCACATAACCCTTTTCATAACCAAATAACGTATTTTGTTCACCAAAATGTTTTGCAATGTTATTACATTTAGTCTTGACAGTCTGAATAAACTTTTCAGGTTGCTCACTGCCACGTTCTTTGTATCTACGTTCACGTTCTTCATCAGAAACTGTTAGTTGTATAATATGTAGTTCGCCAAGATCTCTTGCCTTTTCAAAGAATGCCTTGTTGTTTAACCTATCACCCTCACCAACAATAATTTCGTCAGGTTCTGTTGACAACCATTCAATTGCTTTTGGAGCAACTGCCATTGATAGTCGGTCAGTTCCACTAAACTTTTCACCATCCTCATACTTACCCAGAACTCTGATATTACCAGATACATGAGTTTCTAAAAGTTCTGCTGGTTTATCTTTTACCCATGGTGTGTGTCGTTCCATAAAGGATTTCATCACCGTTGATTTGCCAGTTCCTGGCATGCCAATCAAATAAATTAATTTCATCACATAAAACTCCCTAGTCCAAATTCTTTTTTCGTAAAGGTATTATTGTAATCTATAACACCACTGTCTAAAAATATCTCCATTTTACTTTTGTTGATTTCGTTTGTGAGATATTTATTTCTCACTGTTTCTCTTCGAGCATCCCACATTGGTTCCCAATCTATACCAGTCCAATTATCTGTTGTGACCTTTTTAATTTCTTCTGCTTGTCTATCAAGATAGTAACCAAGATATCTACCAGCACGAACTCTGAACAATTTCTTAAACGAACAAAGAGCAGTTTCCATTGCGAAGTAATCTGCCTTCTCTGCAGTTTTCGGGAATCGTTTTTTAACTTCTGCTAATAATCCTTTTGCCTCAATATTTAAAAAGTCTAATTGTTTTGAATTTAACTTCTCATTAACCCAATCGTCTTTACCTACTGCGAAACATAATCCGTTCCGATGAGATTTAGAACCAGAGTAATCATGTAACCAAAGACTATCTACTTCAACATTAATATCAGTACATTGATGAATAGTTTGTAAGTAGAACCAAGAAGTGTATCGTCCATATTTATGCCAACTGTTTGCGACTTTCCATAAGTTATAAAAATTCCTAATTGGGTCATCGGTTAAGTGTTCTTCAAATGCTTGTTTTTGAGTTCTATTCCCAACCCACTTTTTATATGATTCAAACTGGGCAGGAAGATGACCTTTGTTCCATTTAGTATCAGTCTGATAACGAAGTCTAGAATAATTTTCATTATTCCACTCATTCAACCTATCAATGCCGACCAATTCCATATCAGGAAACTCATTCCAGATAACATATGCAGTTGGCCAATAATACGTTATACCATATAACCAAATCAACCAAAGTTTCTGTTCGGTATTATATTCAAATCTGTCGAAGAAGTAATTGGTCATGAACAATGCGGAATCGCAATCTTCTATTTCCAACGACCACCCGAACCAATTAATAAATGCCTCTTGCCTATTTTCTTTCAATCTAAAATCCATATCGTGATAGTGACCGATTTAGTAGAAACCTCTGTCCCTTGCGATCTCGGAAGGTGATGCACCTTCTTCCAATTCTTGCAAGTATTTTTCTACAGTAACATTTTCTCGTATAAATCTCATGAATTTATTGGCACGAGAATTGTTGCTTTTAAATACAGCAATAACTTTCCGTTCACCATCCTCATTAATATAAACTATTTCATCACCAATTTTCTTTAGGTTCTTTTTAGTAAAAAATGTCATACTCATTTTGACTCTCCTTTTTTAATGGCGGTCTGTACGAGAATCGAACTCGTCCCTTCGCCGTGACAGGGCGATATACTAAACCGATATACTAACAGACCAATAATAACCTTCTTTTTTTCTCATTATACCCTATTATACCCTATTTTGTCAAGAAAGTAAAGCGATATTTTAATGATTTTCAAAGAAAATCAGATAATCCCTCTGGTTGGTCAACAAATATTTTGACGCAACCACCCTTTCCTTTCCTATTTACTGCTTTGTAGATAACATCATCATTCATATCATATACACCGTCCTTGAACTCTGGTCCATTAATTCTGAATATTGATAGTTGTGTTTTGCTTTTTTGTTCACCAAGAAAGGTGAAACCGATTCGTTCATAAAATCCAATTGACGGAACTTCGCTGGATACTCTATAATAAGATGCTCCATCGACAATTGCCTTTCGTAATGAGTCTTCACATAGAATCTTACCAACACCCTTTCCCCTATGTCCAACAAAGGAATGTAATAATTGAAGATTTGCGACATGAGGTTTTCGGACTGAAACTGTTGTAATTATAGCACCAAGAAGTTTATCCTCTTCCCATGCACCAATACATTTATCCCATTGGTCTTGCATGTTTGCCTTTGCAAGAAAAGTCCTGGCAAAGTTGTCACCTTTATCGGAAGTGATTGCCGACTCAAATTCTTGCTTCGTTGTTTTACGCAACTTCAAAGAATTGTCTCTCCTTCTTACCACGATTCTTATCGTATTTCGTTTTCAGATATCCGTCCCATCCAACAGGATCCCAGACGAATGGTGCGAACTTAAATTCATTCTCACGAAGAATCGTTGCAACGTTTGGACCATCATTCAATGCTGCATCAATGAACATCTCAACAAAACGAAACTGTGCTTCAATTTCATCTCTGTCAATAGAGTCACGGAAACAACGGAACTCAATAGTTCCTGTATGCTTCATACAATATGTATTGATAGCATATCTAAATGGTCGACCCATTGACACACCATCTTTACCTGCTCTATGAAGATTGATAAAGTGGTCGAAGTCTGTAGCAAGATTTATAATATTGCTGGTCATGTATTCAGGCATTTGCCTTCCACCATCAAGTTTCAAATACATCTTGGCACCTTTATGTTTCTTCATATCAGCGAAGTCTTCATATGCACCTACTGCTTGAACAGTCAATGCTTGGTTGTCCCGAATGTATGCAACCAACCTTTTCAATGCGTCAATATCTTCTTTCAATCCTGGGACGAAGGCATGAATATGACCATGAGAAATAAATGATGCAGAAGGAACGTTACCATGACTTTCAAAGAACTTCTTGAGTTCCATGATACGGTCAACTTGCTCTTGCCAAGTGTTAGTCGGTTTAGTGTTAACCTCACCACCCCATGGTGGGTCAATCCCTAATGGGTCGCAGGCAACATTAAAGAATTCTGGTTGTTTATTAATAACATCGGTTTCGCTATACTCCCACTGACCTAGATGTTCTGGGATAGTTAACCGACGGTCAATATCTCCCCATTCTATTTCATATCCCCATGTAAAATCATTCTTATCAAAACTCATTGTAAATCTCCAATTGAATTATCATAATCAACATCATCACCACGCAACATTCCATTCTCGAAATTATACTCAACAAACATATCACACTTCTGTGAATTATTTAGTCCAGATCTTTTAGCAATATCTTTTGTTGATGTAAATATAACACCATTGGAAACTCTTGTATACCATAAAGGTC